CACGGGTTGGTACCCCGTGCATGCTATAGTTCGAGATGTCAGAAGAACAATTATTTACAAATAGGAATAGATTAGTCATGGCTCTTGAACGAGTTTTACATGATTAGTTTGTTAACCAGTTGTTATGGTTGATTCATTCTTTGTAAGATGATGATACTTGTATTTGCGAGTTTGATGCGCTCACCAATAAGCATCCGTTTGCTGCGTTACAGCACAGGCGTCCACCCTGACCGTGGACACCTTTTGCCTTTTATCGTATTCGCGACCACCGACTTTTGTCGGCAGGGCGTAACGCGATTTAAGGCGCCCCTGAGAGTTTTATTACTCAATGAAGGGAAGAAGTGATTTGACGAATTGCTTGTGGCCGTGTTTGTAGCGGCTCCGGAGTGTATGGGCGCTCCGACCAAATTCACAGGAATTCATTTACGCTAACTATGAGACAAGGATTCACCCATGTGGTATTAAGTTTTCCGGGAAACTAGTTAGTATTGTGTTTTCGCTGTTTTGTCTGTGTGACATGCACCCTTTTAAGGGTGCGGGCCCCCATTTGGGGGCGAAGGGGCATTCTGCCCGAGTACACTAAAATGTTTAGTGAGTCTAGACCTTGTTCGTACGCGACTTGGAATGGACTGTGAACGCGCTTGTGTGCTTAGGTAGTTTGTCCTAGAGATTAAATGTTAGTTTGTGTTGCGCCGGATAGTAGGACCGGTGTCATAGTTCCACCTTGAGGGTTTTCAGCATTCGTGGAAAAGTCCCTGTTTTGGAATGTCTATGTGTTTTTAGCCTCTAAAGTGCTAATGATCGGCTCTTTTCCTTAGGCCTGACTGCATCCCCATAAAGATCTGGGGTTTTGCAGTTAGTTGTGTGGTAGCACTTGCCTTTGTAGAGTTGGAGCTTAGCGGGTTAGACATGTAGATTTTCCTTATCATACGATTACCATACCCGAAGGCGACCGCGGCACGCTTTTAAATTAGCGAAATGTCTGTGTATTCCAGACCCAAATCCGGGCTAAAGACCCGGTCTGCTCTGTGTGAGCAGAGTCTCTCTACCAAGGGACTTAAAACCCGCGCATGGTGGCGCCGATGCTTAGGCACTTTTTCGGAGCAATACCGAGTTTGTGTTGAGCGTCAACTTTTCCAGCTCAGTTTTCCCAACATCACAACACCACAGGCGGATGTGTTCCGCGAAGTTATACACAAAATGCGAGGAGTTGATGAGTTACTTGAGATGAATGTGACTCACTTTTTGAAGCACTTGGGACAATTGAGCCTCGTGTTTACCAAAACGCTTTCGCGTACAAAAAGAGCGTTTGCGTGCGTCCGTGCTTTTGAAGATCTGGCGCGCGCTGTTGGTTCGACGCCCGGGACCGTCGTTAATATGTTCCTGGATATGGCTCAGAAGTTGATTGATGGGACTGCGTTCACTTACCAAGTGGACGAAATCCCTGAAGTCGATGAAGAGCGAATTTTGCAGCACCAAATTCTTGCTAAGGAGCTTGTAAGGCTCATTCGCAAGAATGGTGTGGTTTTCGCCAGCGACCTCGTCGTTTGGTTGCCAGAAGCCGGCGTATTATTGCGGACTGTTGACGGAGTCATGCAATTTGAAGAAGATCCAGTTTTGGAAGGTGATTATTGGCGACTCACCATTGAGGATCTTTTGCGGTGGCAGAAGCGTTTGGCCACATTTACTCAGCTGACCTTGAGCAGTCGGTCGAGTGAGCACGTTTCCGATGCCTTACGGCTCGTGAATATACTACAAGACTCTGAGCAATGGTTTGCTCAGAGTGGTGACGATCCTGAGGATATCGTCACGCGTGCTCTTGGTGTTGTTACGTGGCTTGAAGACCACTGGCGGGATTTTGCTAGTGGCAAACGGATGCGTGAGCTTTGTGCTCTCGTGTCCTTTGGTGTGATGGTCCCGGTCGTGAAGCGACTGGGACTTGAACCAGACGATAGTTACCTGTTGTCTCTGTTCAAGAATTTTTACAGAGACAGTGAGGTCAAGTGCGGCGCTGATTTCTTTTCTCGCTCAGTCAAGTTTAGCTTTTGGTTGTTGAAAGCGACTTTGACTGCTATTCAAGACAAGAACCTAAAGGTTTTCGGTTATGATGACCGAGAATCTTATGAGGTTATGCGAGATTTGATCAACCTCACAGTCACTGGCGAGAATATCCTGGCAACAGGATACTCATTTATCGCCTATGATGAGGCAGTTTGCGCTGTGCTTGATAGGGCTGTTCGCCTTGAGAAGCAGGTTACCCGTGAACACCGGGTTGTTTTCTCTCAGGCGCGGTTCCAGTTGATGAAGGTCCAGAAGAAGGTTAGGATTCAGGCCGTCGCTTATTCCGATAGGCGTATGCCGTTTTCCACCCTTATCACTGGAAATTCTGGAATTGGAAAATCTAGTCTGGTTCAGATGGTGCGGCAGACCTTTTTTGAGGTCTACATGCAAGATGATGACCTGCGCCGAAAGTTTGAGGAACAGAATGGGATTCCTCTTGGTACGCTCAATCCGAAGCGTGCCCGTCTTCCTCCGAATATGACTTGGAACGGAATCACATTCGTTCCGATGAAAGACTCGGAGTATTTTGATGGGTACCACGGACAGTTGTACTGCTTGTTGGACGATATTGCTGCGGAGAATCACAAACATCCTGAGTTTGGGAAAGACCTAGCCCGACTTCTTGATTTGGTCAATGATGTTCCCCACATCACTAACCAGTCGGCAGTCGAGAATAAGGGTATGGTCCCTTTCAGGAGTGAGTGTATTATAGCGACGTCGAACACGAAGCACTTGAACGCGCATGTTCGGTTCGAATTTCCTGCCGCCGTTCTCAGACGTTTTCCCTATGTCATTATTCCGAAAGTGAAGCCGGATTATGCGGGCAAAGGGAACATGTTGCGTGAGCCAGAGATTGGCGAGGGGCGATTCACTGACGCTTGGTTGTTCCGTGTCGAGTTTGTGTCCCCCATGATCGGGAACCCGCAGAAAGTGAACTACACGAAGGTTATCGATGGCGTTTCCATCGATGAGCTGCGTGAGTGGTTCGTTGAGCAGGTCCGAAAATGGGATCGCAATTCGAAGGATCCAGTGTGCGACATTGTTTTCGACACGTGTGAGTGTGGTTGTTGTTTGCCTCCGTCGCGTTGTCCCAATAGGGACGATGTGATTATTCCTCAGGCGGACGTCAACCGTGAAGAGCTTGAAGAAGATGGTTACGAGACCGATTTGGGCATTGATGACATTTTGGAAGGGCTCGCTCTTAGCCTCGCGCAGGATATTGAACGTCAACCTCTTAAGACGAAGGTTGATGTTGAGTTCTGTGTGGATGACGAGGTTTTAAGCGTGTGTGGCAGCCACAACAGAGTGTACTACAAGGAGAGTGATATGCCAAAGTGCCCGATTCGCGTTAGGGCACGAGGTATTGATCTGGTCAATTTTGTCGACGCCCCTTTGACCAAGACGTCTCAAATGACTCTGCTTCGAAAGTTGCAGATTGAGGGCATGAATCCCTGGAATGGCTTGGGCCTTAGGGAGATTGCCTTGCGGTTGCACTCGTGTCGAATTGAAGAAGAGGAGGTTCTGATTAAAAAGGAACCGTTTGACTGGGTTTTGCTCTGGGAAACTGTGGCGCATTTTTTCCTTGGGCTTTTCGCCGGTATGGTCTCCTCCGCCTGTTTCTTGACAGTTATGCTGAATTGGCTATGCCTTAACATCAGAAAGATCAAATGGGATTCCCTGGTGTCTGGGCTTGTTGCTGAAGCCGTTTTGGCAAAGTTCAAGAGCTGGTTTGATAAGGTGATGGCGTTTTTGAGGAAGCGGATTAGATTGATAGCCGCTATCGCCGTTACAGCTGCCATTGTGGGCCTCGTCGGGTATTTGACGATGGCCTACTTTGATAGGGAGGACGACCCCGTGCCGAGTCCGGATGACTCGGGTGTTTGGCGTGAACCATTACACGCCGAAGCCGACACCCATAAAGACGTGTGGGTGAAGGATGATGACCTTCCTACGATGTGGAGTCAGCAGTCTCAGACGGCTAGGTACGGCGACGTGCTAAAACACGCTGCCGGCAATACCGTTCGTTTTAAGACCGCTTGTCTCTGTAGCGATTGTGAGAAGGACCCACGTGGCCATAGCACTAGCAACTTTGGTGCGTTTGCGACGCACGAGCATTTCTTTGTGACTAACCGTCACAGTTTTACGTGCAGTGGTCCGTGGCAGCTGGCTATGCAGGTCTCTGGGGCTCAAATGCCCATTATCGAGATTGTTCCGGGCGATTTGAAGATTAGTGACGTCAACGACGACGCGTGCATGTTTCGTTATGTGCACGGCCGTGTTCGGAAGGACGTGCGTCGCTATTTTTGCCCGGAGGAGAGACCTAGGTTCAGACCGATGGATGTGGCCTTGGTGTTCCGACACCCCAAGACGTTTCATGTAGACGTCTATGAAGGTGGTGGTGTTGGTACCCGTGGTGAAGGCTGCGACGATGTTTCGCTGGGCACCTTACAGTCGGTGTACCAATATGGTGGGATCGACACCAAGGACGGCTGGTGTGGTTCCCCACTTTTAGGTACCATTGAAGGAAGGCGTCCGGTTTTGCTAGGCATCCACGTCGGTACGAACAATGCTGGAGGATGTATTGCCCTCCAGATTACACAGCCGGAAATTGAGCGTCTGGTGCGACAATTCAAGTTGAAATTTTCAACGTCGGTTAACGTCGCACAAACACTCAAGAGTTATGGCGTAACTCTTGAGCCACTGCATGCTAACTCGAAGGTGCAGTGGTCGGGGAACAAGATGCGCAACCACGATGTGGTTGGATCACTTCGCAAACGAACTCACCCTAAGTCGAGGGTAAGAAGGTATGTGATGGACCCCGATGATCCTTGGTTCGAGCATGTTGAGTCTGAGCTTGGGGATGTCCCTTTTGGGGCCCCGGTGATGAAGGCTTTTCAGCGTGACGGGGAATGGTTTGATCCATACGTTCACGCGTTTAACGAGCTCGAAAATCCTATGGTGGTTTCCGAGACCAAGGTGCAGGAAGCCGCCGATGCGTATTTGCGCGATGTGCTCCCTTTTGTGGGGGCAGCCCGTCCATTGACGTTGGATGAGTCCATTAATGGCACCGCGCACCCGTTCGTGAACAGTGTTCCGTTTAGGACCTCCGCTGGTTTTCCCCATTCCGGTCCGAAAGGCCGGTTGATGGAGTCAGTGGAAATTGGTCCTGATGGAAGTGTTCTCAAGCGGAAGTTGGGTAGCGAGCTCCAACTGGATTATGAGCGGAAGCTCAGTTTATATCTCCAGGGGGAGCGTGCAGGTGCGATTTATCAGGCTCACTTGAAGGATGAACCTCGAAAGCAGAGTAAGATCGACACTGCGAAGACTCGAGTCTTCAGTGGTGGTCAATATACTCATCAGTTGCTTTTGAGGCAACTCCTTCTGCCTGTTGTTGCGAACCTGATGAAGCACCCGACGAGATGGGAGTGCGCAATTGGGGTCAACCCCATGTCGAAGCAGTGGGAGCAGCTGCACGAATACCTAAAGGGTCACAGCGACAATTTGTTTGCTGGTGATTATAAGGCGTTCGACAAAAGCATTCCCGCAGTTCTTCTGGCATCATCGTTCTACGTGTTAATTGAGGCGGCAGCGGCCTCGTACCAAACTTTCACTGTGAACGGGATGGAGTTGACCGTGGACGAGTTTCGCGATTTATGTTGGATTGTCGTCAGCGATGTGATTAATCCTATCACCATTTTCAATGGCGACGTTATTATTCTGACATGTTCTAATCCGAGTGGACAGGCCTTTACGGCAGTTTCCAACTCGATAGCGAACTCAGTCTTGCAGAGGATGTGTTACGCGTTCCTCTACGTTTCCCTCGATGACTTCCGTGATTTCGTGCACCCCATCAATTTGGGGGACGATAACACGGTTTCTGTTAGCGAGGAGCGCAAGAGGTTCAACCACACGGCCTTTGCAAATTACCTTGGTGATCGTCAAATGACGTACACCATGGCGGACAAGGAGTCAGCCTCTGTGCCTTTCATTTCTATGGAAGAGGCAGATTTCCTTAAGAGAAAGTGGAAAACTCACCCCTATAAGGGGGTTGACAGAGTGTTTGCTCCATTGGATCCTCAATCGATTAGGAAACAGCTAGTTTTGGCTGTCGAGTCGAAAGAGGTGAATCAGGAGTTTCAACTCTCGCAATCCATTTTCGCAGCTCTCCTCGAGATGGTCCATCATGGACCTGAAGAGTACCAGCGCTTCCAGACCTTTATCCTGGACATGCTTGAGAGGTATCCCAAGGTCAAGTTTTATACTGACCATGGGCCCTCTCTTACCTTGTCCTGGGATGAGATGGTAGAGAAGTATTGGGACTTCGGGGAGATTAGAGCTCAATCGGAGAACGGTTTTGAGACCGATGGTTCCGAATTCACGGAACTTCGGATGGATCGTGTTAGAGAGCTCGGCGGGGAACTCATCGAGGCAAGGATTGATGCGGTGGATCAATCGCTTGCTGATGTTATGAACCAGATTGTGGAAGAGCAGATCTCGCTTGAAGATTTGAGAATTGTTTATCCCATGTGGTTTGGGGCCTACCGTTCTTTTGAGCTGGTGGGCTATGCGGACTTTGGCGTGCGTGAATTTGCTGTCATCCGAGCGCGTCATCAGGACGGGACGTTTGCCACTTTTCGGTGTCTAATGGACGAGGAGAATCATTTTACCTTGTTGACATGGACCCGAATGGCAGACATTCGCCGTCAGAATGCGCTCTGGCGTGACACTTATCGCGTGCGTCAACATCCGAGGCGGTCGGTGCGACGGTCGCATTAGCCAAAATCGCGCCTTTATCATAGTTACACGTGAACTTTACTGTTAGTGTTGCTCTATAGAGTTTTACGAAGGATGATGAAGTTAGTCCCTGGAGATAATCCTAAAGGCTTTTAAGCTGTCTAGTATTTACTAGAGGGTTGGGACTGCCCAGTGGAGAGCAATGCATCGTGCGTCTAAGAAGTGTAACCGCACGATTACAGTCACTTGCCGAACAACATACCATAAAACAGACCAGTGAAATAGCTGGTGGTACAGAGGAAATTCAACAGAATGTTAAGTACTCTGAAGCAACCGACCAAATGGTTGAGGAGGTTCCTACCTTCAAAGATCCCACTGTCGAGGTTTCAAATTTCAGCGATGCAGATCTGGCGGATTTTTTGTCGCGTCCAGTGACGGTGTCCACGATTTCGTGGACGGCCGCCAGTTCTCTGGACGTGACATTGAAGCCTTGGACGCTGTATTTGACGAACGCGGTGATCAAGAAGAAGTTGGACAACTTTTCGAACCTCCGTTGCAATCTTCGGATGAAGTTCATGATCAATGGCACGCCTTTTCACCAGGGGCGAGTTTTGGTCAGTTACACTCCTCTCACTTGTCAGCATACGTTCAGTGCTGCTTCGGCCCCTTTCGATCAGAACATCCACCTGTCTCAAAGGCAGCGGATATTCCTTGATCCTACCACTTCTCAGGGTGGCGTGTTGAAACTTCCATTCTTTTGGAAGAACGCCTACTTTGATGTGGTCGGGAGCCGTGATACAGCTTACGACGACGTTGGCACTACGCGCTTGGTGGAGATTTCTCCACTTGATAGCGTGGGCACCACTGTTGAACCATTGACTATTACGGTTCAGATGTGGGCGGAGGATGTGTGCTTGTGCGTGCCTACGGCTCTAAACGCTCAAGCGAAGAAGGGGCGGGGTAAACCTCTGTCCGTTCGAGCTCGTTCAAATGAACAGGAGGAGGAGAATTTTAAACCTTCACACGTCGCTAGTGCGGTAGCTCAGGCGGCTGGTGCGTTCCAGAACATACCAGTCATCGGTCCTTTTGCTAAGGCTACTGAGATGGCTGCGACGGGTGTTGGTGATTTCCTCTCCTTGTTTGGGTTGTCGAAACCGGTTCAGATTGACGATGTCAATGCCATGAGGCCTCTGGCTTACGAAAATATGGCGACGTCGCGTGGAAAGGACCATGTCGAGAAATTGACATTCGACCCCAAGTACGAGCTCACTATCGACCCGCGAACCGTTGGTTTGCCGCCTGTGGATGAAATGACGTTCAAACGCTTCATCGCACAGGAGTCTTACATCGGGAAGTTTACTTGGTCGATTGCCGATGCTGCGGACACGACTCTTTATGAGTTTCAGTGTATCCCCAATGCCTCGATGACTGGTTCATCAACTGGCATAGGTCCGGGTACCTGTTTCCAGCTGCATCTCTCTTCTCTCGCGTACCTTGCTAATTTGTACCAGTACTGGAAGGGCACTTTGAAGTTTCGATTTATGATCGTGGCTTCTAATTTTCACCGTGGGCGCCTTGCGTTCACGTATGATCCTTGTGTCAACCAGGCTGGTTCTGCAACCACGTATCCGGTGAAATATACGGAAATCGTGGATCTGGCTTCGGGGCGTGATTTTGAGATTGAGATTGGTTGGACGCAGCAGAGGGCGTACAAACAGGTGGATCCTAATCCCCTTGTGATCCATAGCGGGACCTCGGTTGGTTATCTGAACGATTACAGCAACGGAATCCTTTCGGTCAAGGTGTTTAATGTTTTGACAGCACCTAACGCGACTGATGTTGAGATTGCCGTGTTTGTTTCTGGAGGTGATGACATGAAGTTCATCGCTCCCGTTCAGATTCCGCAGTGGAGTGTGTGGGCCCCTCAGGCCGACACTTCGCGTGGCCCCAAAATGGACATGCATGAGTGTTCGGAGAATGACCCGAATGAGGCTCGCGTGCTGTCGTTGGTAGAGACGTCAGCTAGTGAAGGCGAGGCGCTCATTTTTTCGGGTGAACACAATGAAAGTTTGAGGGAACTCCTTAAGCGCTACACGTTCTTTTCGTCCCGGCGCATTTTTGATGGAGGTTCTTCTAGTGTGGGTGACTCAATCATTTGGTGGTACCAATTGCCTTCTTACGGTGGCTTCTACGGCTATGATCCGGAGTGTGCTTATCAGCACCCCGGTCAGGCTGGTGGAAACCATCCTTTCTCAATGACTGGCATGCACTATTTCCACTATTTTGTTATGTGCTATGCCGCGTACCGTGGTTCAACGAGGTTTAAGTTGAGCGTTGACGGTGCTCCTCACATTTGCGAGAATACTGCTACTCGTGAGGGCATTCCTACTGGAACCAATGAAGTTCAGAAAATTACTTGGCAGGCACTTGTGGGTGCTGCCGATTCTGACATTCGGTACCAGTATGCTCAGCGCTATACTACGGCCTCGCGAGGTGTTGCTCTTACGCAAACCTCATTGCAGCCAATTTTGGGATTTGAGTCCCCATTTTATTCCCCTTACCGTTTTCAGGAAGCGACAACCAACGCGCTTTCGGACAATTCTAGTCCAGCTAGGCGCAATTCAATTGCCGTTCGGGGAACGATTTATGACGTTGGTAGTGGAGCTATTGAGCTCAACACTATGGAAGTCTGGTTTTCTTGCGGGGAGGACATGACTTTTTTCAATTTCATAGGCACGCCAGAGATGTATCTCTACCAAACTACGTATCCATAGGCGGCCAATATTTATCATCATCCTTGCTGTACCGCGTGTTCCATAGCGGTACCCTTAAATTCTCTTCGGGTGGGAAGAGAGCGTTTTTACGTGGGAACACCCTACATTTATTAGTAGACAGGTTTTTAAACCTCTCCACTTTTAATGTGGGGAGGTGGAGTTTTACTGTCCAACCAATTTTTATAGGGAACGCAACCTTTTGCAAAG